GCCGCTCCCGAAAACGTCACGAAGTCATTGGTTACTGCACCATGACTCGCATCAGTAACTGTTATCGTGCTAGATCCATTTGTTGCTGCAAAGGTGACATCACCAGCGGATGTGGTGACTCTAATAGGCGTAACATCGTAGTAGGCGTCACCCTCTTCTACATAGTATTTGAAGGTGGTGCCAATGCCCTGGTAGCGAGTGCCACCCAAGGATATGAATGAGTGTAAGGCTCTAGCTAAACCAAGGAAGGTGTTGGTTCCGAGCTTTTGCCAGCCTCCGACTTTTTCTACCAAGCCTTTACGGAAGCGTACAAGGTTACCATCAACCCATCCGCCTCCCGCTGCGTAATCGGTAGACTCTTTATCTATGCCAGCACGAAAATCCAGTTTTTGTAGCGGCATCTTGCATCAAGCTAAACGAATGATTGCGCCAGTGGCGGTTGGAGATGGGAACACTACGGTGAAATCTCCTGCTGTGCTTGTTTTATCACCACCAAAATCGACAGCAGCTATCGCCTTATTAGAGTTGGTGGAGTTATAAAGTAGCATACCTCTCGCAGTCACTGTTGCCGTGCCAAATGTAAAGTCTGCAAAATCACATACCGCAACCGAGCCTGACAGCGTTGGCGTAACGTTTGTTAGAGAGCCACCCCCAGAACTATAGTTAGTCCCCGAAGATTGACCCGTCGTTACGAAGGCAGTTGTTCCAGCCCCTAAAGTGGCGGATGAGGTGTAAAGCGCCAACTTAATCGTGTCAGCACCGTTCGTTAAATTATGTCCTTCAACCAAAAGCTCTTGTTTGAAAGAGTTGCAGATAGCGGATGTAATGGCGATGACGCACCTCCTATTTACTCTAGTTGCTTCACAATGTTCGCCATATCTTCGTGTCCCTGGCTTGCAAGCAAGCCTCTTATTGTCACACGGTCTGAAGCTATGGCGTTTTTGACGCCTAGCAATATTAGTTGATAAACGTCCCTTCGGAAAGCCTCTGCTTGTTGCCGTATATGCGGTGCAGCTTGCGATGAAATGCCTACTATCTTGTTCGTGATTTGCTCTGCCCAGAACTCTGCGTCATGGCCGCGATTATCTGTGGTGGAGACCATGACTTGGCCAAGTCCAAGCCCTATTTTGTCTTCTAGCATGACTAGCCTTTATATGGTTCTGGTGACGATGGCACTTCCACAGTTTCTAATTTGTGTTTTTTCACCATCTTAGCCAACTCTGATCTATTACAAACCATCCACTCATCCGCTGGTGTGGGCATCGCTACCTTTGGATCGCTGAGTCGATGATATCCATATAGTCTTTCTTCAAGCGGCACGTTTTGATCAAGCAACGACGATCGAGGACTCACACCGACTGTGATGCCAGCGTTGATACACTTACAGATCCAGAACTCCAAACAGGCTCTACCCGCTTCCGCAAAGTGCAGATTGTGTTTATAGGAAAAGTCCATCCCGAACATATCTATTTGGTTGACCTCGTTCCACAAAGCGAAAGCGATGGCATAGGCAGTGGTGTTGTTCATATAAGCACACCGCTGACTTTCGATAATCTCTTCTAAGGGATACTCAACCAGAGCGGGGACTCGCTCATCGAGTTCACAAGTATAGATTGGTTTGTTAAAGGTAGGCAGAACACGCCGCATGACATCGGTTTGATTACCAGCATCATTGGTATCAAGAAAGCGACTGACTGGATCCATCATAAAGACACGATCTACATCAAAAACCGATAAAGCAGAGTTGATGCCCCATACTTCATCCCAAGTTTTGCTGTTTTCTACGCCAATGACGTAATCTATTTGGCTTGCACCAAGACCGATTATCGCTACGTTTTGTCCTTTGAGACTTTCAATTTTTTCCACTAACTCACCCCAGATCGTAATAAGTCATACCGGAACTCATCTCTGGTGTTCCGGCCCTCTGACAGATTCTTCATCCGGGCTATGCCCTCTTTGAATCTGCTCTCAAAGGTGCCTACTACGTCTGCGGGTTCTTTCAGAAAAATTGCAGCCTCAACTAACGCTCCATAAAGCAGCGGATCTGGATGATCAGTGCTGAGAATGGTCGTCCCGCTTTCAGCGCCAGCCGTTAGCGAGTTGGGTTTATGAAGATAATGCAACTCAACTGAATATCCTGAGTCTGGAATTGGCGCAAGCTCAAAAGCGGTATCGTCAAACAGACTGTAATATCTGGGTCTCCCAGTCACCGTCGTCGTTGGGGAAAACTCCTTAATAAACGATGGGTGCTTGAACTCCAAATAGTAATATCGGCTTGAGTCGATCACCGCTAGTGAGAAGGGCGCAAAGAAGTCACTTGGCGTTGCCAAGAACCGATTGCTAGATGTCACGTTGCCATTGACGTTCTTACGCTGTTCCGGCAATTGAACCATCTTGAAAATGCGGTTTTCACTTTCTTGTATGAAAGTGTTGATGTTGTTATTGAAAGTTGTCTCATCAACTTGCAAATAATCTTTGACCGCGCTCTTGAGCGTTGCGAATGTAAAACTCATGTAATAGTCACCGTTGGAGTGCCAACACTAGCGGAAAGTCCAAATGTTTGCAAAGTTGTACCGAGTTTTGCACTTCCTGTATTTGCATAGACCATAAAGAAATTACCATCATTGCCGTCAGCGGCTTGATCTGGTCTCGCGTCTCGTAACGCTTGTGGGTCTTTCGGCGCTGGTTTTGGATCTAGTTGCGGATGCTTCGGACTCCACTGATCTGGGCCTACTAAAAGTCCGTCCCAAGTTTTTTTCATGTCACGCAAACGATATCTGAAACCAGTTATATCGCAGATTCCGTAAGCTCTTTTGTTGCTTGCGAACGACATTACGGCGTGTAGTAGTTGCGGACATCAGGAGCGATGCGAAAAGATGCTCTTTCTTCGTCCTGGCTTAACGCTCTGGTGAATTCTTCTTCATACAAAGCCTTGAGCATCTGTACTTTTTCGGGTGCGCGCTTGAGCGCTAGGTAATAAGCCAACCCGGCGGTTAAGCAAGGGAAAAACCGAAATGGCATCTGCATTGTGTTCGCGCCCACATCAGCGTCGTCCATGCGACTCAAAACGTTCAAATGGACAACGTAAGTGCTGTTTTTATCTGGCGCTGGCCAAACGGTAACGGTGGGAGAAAGCTGTTTATCAACGAAATACTGGTTTGGCTTGCCTGTAGAAGTCTTTGTTGTGATGTTTGCGTATTCCGCTCTTGATAGCCGACTCAAAGGAACATCTGTGGTGGTGCCTTGTAGAGTCTCGCGAATAAAAACATCCACTACGTCAATTGTAGCTGTGGGATTAGTGCTATCAATTGTATAAGTAGTCGTATCTTTGACCATCGAAATGGTTTTCTGGCTGATCGTCCACTGGTTCAACCCTCTATTTGCCCATTCCGCCAACAACAAATTCAGAGAGCGGGTTGCGCTTTGTAGGTCATAACCAGTTCGTAACTCTAAGCCGCAACGCTCAAACGCCTCTTCTATATAAATCGCTACATCTGGTTCAAAACTTTTGGTGCCGCTTGTTGCCATTACTTCTTACCTTTTTTCGGTGGCTCTTCATCTTCAGCGTACAAGTTGTTGAAAATCTGTTGAGTATCAAGCGTGTAGTCTAAATCGGATTTGGAGTAATGGATATACTGAGAAGGTCGGAAATCCGGCGCGCCCTCTCCAGTCTCAAACCATGCAGGATGCGTAACCCTTACGCGATTGTTTGGTAGCGCTATAATGTTGCCCGTCCATGGCCCGGCATCAAGCAACTCCATGACGTGCGACTGTTTATGCTGTGCCGGATCGTCCGCTATTTCGTTTTCCGCATAGTCCACAGTGAAAAGGTATTTCGCAGGATATAACTCTCCATCAACTTTTGCCAACCACGGACAGGGTGTGCAGCGATCCAGCACATAAACAGCGTGAGTATAAGAAGAACAATCCCAAGGTTGTGCAGCCCAGACAGGCATAGGCTCTGGCCACTCTTCAAAGTGCGTATCGCCAACCAACGCAGTGATTGGCATTCTCGCCCACATCGCTCCACCAGTGACATTTGGTTCGTTTTCCTCATCATAGGTTTCTGCACCTGTAAAGATGACTTGAAAACTCAAACACCGCGTCGGCATCGTTGTCACAGCTATAGCCATCGCGTGTAAAAAATCGCCATGGTATTTTTGATGGTTGTGCGTGTACTCCTTCCTCACCCAGCATTTGAAGTGAGGAATATTCGATTGAAGATACGGCACCTACGTTTATCGCCCGAATAGACCCGAATTCTTATTCGATGGCCCTCGACCTTTCAACGCACCACCAGCAGCATAGCCCTTGGTCTTCATCTTGCCGCCTTTAGCCATGCCTTTAGCTTTCATCTTTCCACCCATGGCCATGCCTTTGGCTTTCATCTTGCCGCCTTTTTTCATGCCCTTGGCTTTCATGGCACCACCTTTCATCATGCCTTTGGCTTTCATGGCACCGCCTTTCATCATTCCTTTGGTTTTCTTATGTCCTGGCATTTTTATCTCCTAGCTCCTTGGAACTCTAGTCATTTTTTGTTTACTGGGCATGATAGCCCCACAACCCTTACTCTGAACCAACACAGCGCCACCTTGAGCAGCAAAAGTCTTGACGTTCGTAGGTTTGCCGCCTACGCCTTGTTTCTTTGCTCTTTTTCGTGTGACTGCTGATTTAATTTCGCTCTTGCTCATCCGCGCAGCGGTGGCTGATGGGACGCACTTCGGATATTTTCTTTTACGATCTTTTTCTAGCTTCGATCTACCACACTTTGCAAAGCCACCGCCCTTTTTAGGTGCGCCAATATCTACCCAATCTTGCTTGAACCATTCGGTGAGACCACCTTTACGCTTTGCCATGTTGTCTCCTGATAGCTTCTTTGCCTTTTTTGAAGACGTTAGCGATCCCGGTCTTACCCATTACTTTGGCTCTTTGTTCGGCAACCGTCAAAATCTGTATCTTCCGCGCAAATGGCTTGTCTATCCTTTTTACTTTTCTCACCGTCGCATCTGCATCTTTCATAGTAGCGAATTTGATGCCTACTGTGTCTTTCGGGTTCTCATCCGTATATAGTCTTCGGCCTGACCCTTTCGGCTTCTTTCCTGTTCCAACCTTGGGATCCGGTTTCTTTCTCATTAGCTGCGAGGGATTCGTGTTTGTTTCTGTTTGCTAGGCATGATTGCGCCACAGCCTCTTGATTGAACTAGGACGCTGCCCCCCTGACTCATTTTTTTGGCCATGCTTTTGGCTATCGCAGTGCCTCTTGCTCTTTCGTACTTCGATATTTTTCCGTCTTTATTAAGATCGCTTTTCTTAGCGTTGAAGGCTACTTCACCACCGCCAGCTTTCTTAGCTCCCTTGTACTTGCCTCCCATCTTCTTATATTGAGAAACCATATAAGAATTTGCGTAAGCACTAGGGTATACGTCGAATTTAGCTTTCGCTTTGGCTTTCGCTTTTCGATATAGGCTGGGATTCGCTACGTTGTCTGGGATGTTGTCTTTTTTTGCGCTGCCACCTTTTTTCAACTTAATGGACTCCAAAGTTTTAGCTTGTTTTGCGTGAGTGTTACTCGCCTTTTTGAGAGCCTTAGCTACTTTTTCTATTTTTTCTTTTGGCATTATCTACGCCTCCCGTATTGCTGCAATCCAACTCTGGGAGTGAATCGCGATGGTGGTTGCACTACTGGTTGTTGTATTACTGGTGGTTGCACCACTGGTTGTTGCATTACTGGTGCTTGCTGCACTATCGCTGGTGGGACTTGATTAGCCGCTACGACTGCTGCTTGCGCAGCTTGAGTCGCAGCAGGATTT